GAACCTGGTGCATAGGCAGCAAATGATGGTTGCTCACCTTGATCGTCAGGCTCTTTGAACTTGAGGGTTGGCTTACCTTCAATACCCAGTTTACCACAGCAAAAATCAACGAATGAGTTGAGATGATCGGTAAACTCCTTACGACCCATCTCCTCATTAATCATCTGTTCATTTAGCTGGGCTCTGGTAGTGTCGAATATCTTTCTGGCCAGTGTCTTATCACCGGCAGCGGATGCCTTGGCGAATGTAGCAAAGTCACCCTTGCGGACAGCCGCACGGAGGTCTGTACCTGAAATACCCTTCTTACGGGCACCAGATGAAATGACCTGAAACTTTTTGAATGGATAATGCTTCTTTGGATCGAAGTCTTTGGCAGTCTTGGGCTTGACATACTTACCAAGCTGGGTTCTAAAATCTGCTACACGGTCATCACCGACCACAAATGTTACATCTTCGTAACCCTCATCGGCCAGCTTTCTGGCAATAGCAAAAGCGGTGATAGCTGAACGGTCGGCCACGAAATTGACACCAGGGAATATCATACGAAGGAATCTGATCTTCTGGGCAGCCGATAGAGGATTCTTGGCTGCGTCATGTGACTGTGAGGTGTAAATGCGATGTTCCGCACCGTGCTGGTGGGCATACTTTACCGCATATGTGATTAGTTCTGCGTGGCCTTTGGTAGGTGGATTATAACGGCCGAATGTGAATACTACTTTTTTCATCTTACCTCTGCGGTATGTTAATATTATTTATATTTATCCTTCTCCCGAGCCTTCTTGACGATCTTTCTGATCGTTTTCACCACGGGAACTGGTTTCTTTTCTTCGTCTTTTTTCATTACTTGCCCCAATTCTTCACCGCCAGGAAGTTAGCACGGCTAAACTCCAGACGGTCTACTAACTTGACAGCATCACCACCAGTAGACCAAGCAGCCACATATCCTTCTGGAGTGGTCACCTTGTATCCACCATCGGCGGTATGTAAGAATGTACCAAGATCATTGACCTGATTGAACTTAGCAATCAACATCATCTTGGCATCTATCAATAGGTTCTGTAGCTGGAATATCTTTTTGAGATCACCAGCATTTTGACGGTACCATCTCAATACCGTGTCACGCTCAGCCTTTCGCTTGGCTTTAGTGGCTGGCATCTTGGCCTCGTCAATACCCTTTTGGTATTTATCTCCCACCCATTTAATCAAAGCAGCCGTATGACCAGCGCCCATATGCTCACCGGCACGGACTTTCTGATTATAGAATGACATGATATGAATACGGTATGTTTCGTTTGTAGCAATAAAGTTTAGAACCGAGGCAGGGATGGTTCTGAATGTCGAACCAGTCTGTGAAAGTATCTTGGTTAGTTTATCGTTCTCTGACTTGGTGAGAGTAGCACGACCAGTAACATCGGTAAACTTGTTAGAACGATACCAGACATTCTTAGATGGTCTAAAGTTATTGACATTGATATCAAAGTGTGTCTGTAGAGTGTCCATGGTCTTGCCATGGTATGTGGTGTGAAATACAATACCGATCTTGGCTGAAAGAACCTGACGGGCCAAGGCACTATTGGCTGGTACGGCATAGGTGATGGTGTTTGGACGGAATGTGATATACTTCTTACCGTCGATGGTCTCTGACTTTAGTTCATTATGAGAAAACATAAAGTCACCATGAACGATACCCTTGATACCAAGTTCTGGTAGATATTTCAAGGCAGCCGATAGCTTATCAGCCAGGCCACCGACATGGTTAGCACGGACATCAGCTTCGGTATAGTTTAGCTTGGCATTCTTGGCAAAGATAGATTTAGAACCAACAAAGAACTTACCATTTTCAGGGTTGATACCTGCATAGATAGCAGGCGCACCGTCGAACTTGGTTCTTAGAATGAGAGAACCACGGGCCTCTGATAGTGTCTGTCCATCATCAGCAAACATATCACGGAGAGAACGGAGAAACTCTATGGCGTTACGGGTGCCAGCGACACCACCCTCCAATACCGCATCCTCAATATGTGTGAGGTGACGGTCTTTCTCTGCGGCTGCTTCTGTTAGATACTGTGAAAATCTTTTCATGGTGCCTCAAAATATTATTGACTTACTATTTATGATAGTTATAAATAGAGGAAAGGAGTATCATATGAGCGCCGCATCCGATCTATTTGAAGCCAATATCGCCAAAGCCATCAACTCTGTTAAGGGAGTTACGGCTATTAGACCGACTGCCGATACCGCCTTGTCGGATGTTAAGATAGTCAAATTTAATAACAAGCCTGTTGATAAGGTTTGGGTTGAGGTCAAGATGAACCACACCGACAACCTATCTAACCCTCGTGTATTCTATGCCAAAGGTAAGTGGCAGACCACATATAAGACTCCAACAGCGGCCGCAGCAGTCGAGATTCTAAACAACTCAACACAAGCCAAGAAGTTTGTTCGTGATATTGCTAAGTATGCTGGAATCCCAGTTGCGAAAGTCATCATTCCAACCAACAAGGGTATGCTATCTGATCCTAATGCTGTACCATTAGATGTTATGAAACAATATTTTGAACAACCTGGTATCACAAGATATATTGCTAATCAAGAAAACTCACCTCTGGGCGATCTTGTAACCGCCCATTATACCAAGGGCAAAAAAGAACCCGCCTACTATATGCAGGCGGGTGATGATTTTTATCTTATCTCAAAAGCAAATCCACTGGGTCTATCTAATAAGATTCCTGTTCTTAAAGGCACAGGTGACTTCAAAGTCCGTGTGGCCACTCGCTCGGAGTTTTATGAGGTTCAGGCAGAGATTAAAATTAAGAAGATGCCGCATTCCGATTATTCTGTTAAGAAGGGCACCGGCAAGAAGAATCCATTCGTATTGAAAGGTTAGGCTTCTTCAATAAACTTGATTAGATCCTCTGGCTTGAGCATGATGAACTTCTCATTGCCATACTTCTTTCGGACCTTCTCGGCTACCCTTTTGTTGGCATGTTTTTCACCTTCCTGTTTCATTAGAACAGCCGAGGCCTTGGCACCCGCCAAATCTCTCTTTAGATATTTAATCTCTTGCTCATACTTTGCCGTATTGGCAGGCTGAAAGTGTTTCTGAAAGCCGAACCAGAACTCACGTATTGCTTCGTCACGACCGATGCCTGGTGGAATAGTAATATCACCAGTTTCAGTATTAATTCCAACTCTACCAACTTTAGTTTCGATAGCAATAACATTTGTTAGTGACTCGTGAAATGCGTATGGATGACCCTTACCTACCGAAAGAGTACCGTTCGTGATTGATGCGTTAGGAATGTTTGTAGCCATAGGGGCGTTCATAAACGGATTGGCAGCATTAGCGGCAGTAACTACCCAGCCGTTAGGAGGAGCATAGACATAAATCTTACCAGTAACGGGTTCAGTCCACATATCACCAACATTAGGACTGGTAGGTGCTATATGACTATGAGAATGTTTCGTATATGGTCCTGCTGGTCCATTAGCACCAGGCGCAGACGCCATTTGATTTGATGCACCATACTTTTTCATAAATGCATTTGAGAAAGAACCTTCACCCTTAATATCGCAGTTAGAAATGAACTCTCCATTGGGACCTTGATATCCGTCTTTCATAGCAGAATAGTTCCAGCCAGGCGGAACAGCCGATGCGGCGCCCATCGCAACTTTCATTGATTTGATATTGATAGCCATTATTCATGCACCTCGAAAACATGCCAAACGAGAGTGGTCATACCCTTTTGCTGGACTGTGCCGACATATTCATAATGCTTCTTATCATAGTCTTGCATTTCAAAGCCTGTGCCAAACACCTGAAAGACATACTTGCGCTTCTCTTTCTTAGGATTCACAACAGCCCAGAGCATAGGGAAACCACCCTGCTCCTGAATTGTCAGGATCTTGGCAGCTTTAGGCATTTCAATTTCATACACCGCATTGTGATGGATATCCATACCCAGCGGATACTTGTAGATCATCTTCATAACAAAAACTCCAATGTTAGCCGACCCGTGCAGCCTGGAAATGCATACCGTCACCACGGGTCCATTCACCACCCCATGTCCAGCCTTCTTCACGGAATGCTTTGACGATTAGTGAATCCTTGGTGAAAGAATACTTGTTATATCCTGGCTTCTTGCCAAGAGCATTATAAGGGGCTGCGATATCAATTGCAACACCAAATGCATGGGTAGATAGAGAATGTCCACCACGCATGTTACGAATGTTCCATGAGCCAGAGAAAATGTGTAGCTGTTGAGCCTTAATCTTGTCATAGTCTCTGCCGTTCTCGTCCCACACATATGTTAGAACACGAACAAGGGAATCGGAACAAGACTTATTCATCCAGCACTTGGTGATTTTCATATCATCCATCCACATTGTATATGGTAGCTGGACTTGAACCATATTCTTCTTAAATGTTCCACCATAATCAGGAACACCGAACTTCTTACGTAACTCAGACTGTAGTGGCCAAACATTCTTCTTTAGACGACCAACAGTAACGACCGAAGAGTCCTTTACAGTATTAGTAACGTCAACGAACTTTGTTTCATCAGCCTCTTTTACAGCGACCTTTGTGGTATAAACTTTGCCGTCGTAAATGAATACGTCCTTGCCAGCTTTTCTTGCTGCGGCAAATGCTTCTTTAAATGTAGCCATTAAATCTCTCCTATTCTTAGATCACAATCACTGATACCATTGGCAACGTGATAGGTGATAACATATTCACAACACCAATAATCACGATTGGATCTTGCTATATTTGCTATCTTATGTATATAGATCAACTGTCTTCCTTGGCATGACAAAGCATTGGTAGTTCGGCAAACACCTCTGGTACAAATAGACCACAAGGAACAGTATATTCATACTGTGCTGTTACAGGATTGAAAGCAACGAAGTACCATCCAGAGCCATCATCAACTTCACGATGATTTGGAAACCATAGTTTATACCACGGTTCGGTAAAAAACTCGGTTCGGGTTTTCTCTGCCCAACCAATAAGAACTGGTCGATTACCTTGCCATGATAGTTTGGCCTTGTCGTTCTTTTCAGCTTCTTCAATTGGTCTAATGTTTATTGTAATCTGTTTCATCACCAAGTAACCTCCATTGTTGCTTCTTTCACACAGTAACCACGATCAATCCAATATGTCTGTTGTCGATCCCACTTATTATCATTAGGTTGAATGTTCATAAACCTGACCCATGCTTCCGTTACAGTCTTACCAAAAGAATGTTCACGAGGATACCATGGAAACTTGCTTTCGTCTTTAGCCCAAACACTGGCTGGCATACAGATTACATATCCTTTGATCTTCATTCCACCACCTCATAGTCACCATCATCACAAGTGTATATCGTTCGTCTAAGACCAAACTCGGCAATTGCTCTTTCGCAACCAGGACATGGCTTAGCCAAACCCCAAACAAACTTTTTGGTGAACGGCTTTTCCTTCTTAACTCGTGTGATATAAATGTCACACTTGGAAAAGTCATCCACATCAAGTTCTCTCAATGCGTTTTTGATTGCTGCCA